CAATTGACGGGCGACACCCATTGATTCACGCCCAGCTGCGCTGAAGGCCATGAAGATGTTTGCATCAAAAAAATCCGCAACGCCAGTGCGGGCCTCCCCGGCACCACCTGACCCAAACATATTGGAAAGTGATTCACCAAGGCCGTCAATTGATCGCTGCGCTTCGTCTGCCTTTAGGTTTGCAATCAGCGCAAAGGCACGTTGAACCTCAAACGACGCCTCGCCAAACCGGGTCTTCATTTCTCCGGCGCTGATGTTTACGTTCGCAACCGCCGTGCGGAAACCTTCGATCTTATCCGCCGCGTCTTTCGTCGCGTCGCCAAGGCTCTTTGCCCCGCCAGCACTGTTATAAAACGCTGCGGCCAATGGTATACCGACCGCCGCGACCACACTAAGTCCGATACCAAGCAGGCCGAACCCCTGCAACAATTGCGGCAACTGCTGGCCCAATGCCTGCGCTGCGCTTGTGCCAGCCCCGACTTGAACTGCGAAGTCACCGACCTGATAGCCGACGTTTTGCAGGCTGTTGCCCAGCTTACCAAACCGACCGCTTGCCGCACCCGTCGCGCTGCCCATCCGGCCAATCTCGGCGCTGTATTGCTTGGCGTTGATCGCGCCGAGCTTAAGCGCCCGGTCCAGATCATCCATTTCATTGCCAAGTTTGACCGCCGCCGCGTATGCCGGGTCAAACTTGCGCTTGAGTTCCTCCGCCCCGCCGCCAGCTTTTTTCAGCGCGGCCTCTGTGTTACGTGCCGACGCAACGACACTATCAAGCCCCGCCTTGGCTTTCTTGGTTGCTGCATCAATGCCCGTTGCGTCGATGTTTAGAGCTAAAGCCATTATGCGCCCGCCTTCGGTTTAGTAATTTTGCGGTCCAAGTTATCCATCGCAATCATAACCTGAACAAACCGCGATTTCTCGACTGGGCAGGTCTGCCCCGCCCAATCTGAATAGGCCGCAATCGCGCGAAACGGTAACGGCGTCCGGCCCATTGGCCCGAAACTTTCGCCGCGTAGGTGCCAGTATGCTTGCCATAGGAATAGGCTTTCCGGATGAACCTTTTCGCCTAAGATCGGCGCTTGCTTGTGGCGTAGATACTCCTCGTCATCGGTGGAATATCGCAGCGACCATGCAAGCGCCTCTGTTAGTTTTTTAGTAGCGCCGCATCCGCCGCCGCAAGATCAATCCCGGCTTTGTCAATCGCATTGCGCAGACCATTCACCGCACCGATAAGTGCGGGGTGGCCGGATTCAAACAGCGCAATGAAGTTTTCCGCCGTTGGCTCGATGTCCTTCCCGCCGTCTTGGATATTCGACACCCAATCAATGACGCAAGTGTCATATACGCCGCGCGTCCAAGCCAAGCCCAGCTTGACACGATCAGCGATTTGCTCCGCTACGATAAGCCCGTCATTGGCCGCCGTTTCCGGGTCGGCAGCCATGCGCTCAATTTTCCGTGCGCTGGTGTTTTGCATCAACGTCATTCGGTCAACCATCGCGCTATATGCGACATTGCCGTGCCCGGCAGGCCGTGCGTTGACGGTGATATAGCAATCGACAGGCTTGCCCTCATAGCCCGCCACGCCGCTTGGCCCAAAGACGCGTGGCAGCTTACGTGTGAACGTGATCACCGGAATTTCGCGCTGGTTAAGGTTTAGCGCCATGTTACACCACCGCCCGCGTGATCTGCATAACTGCAGAAATTCCCGTGTCGTATTCTGGCAGGATTTGGATTTTTTGCATGAGAGACGCGCCTGACATATCAACTTCGGTTTCGCCAAAGCGGCACTTTGGGAATAGGATTGAATACTTTTTCAGCGTGGTAGACCCGATTGGGATAGTCACCGCAAAGGCCGTATGGTTGCCCCGCGCCGCGTTGTAGATTGGCAAGAAGCTGTTTGCCTCAATATACATATTTGCAGTCAGCACGGGCAGGAAGTCGCCACGGGTCACGCCGCAGAAATCATCCGACATAATGCGCGGCTGCGCATCGCGGTTTTCAAACGCCATGTTGATTTCAAGGCTTTCCATGCAATCAAGTGGCGTATAGCCCGCCATGGTGATCTGCCCAATATCCGCCCCGGAACTGATCGGGTCAATATCGGTCGGGTTGGTATAGGTCGCGCCCGTGATCAGTGTGGTTGTCGCCGCGTCCGAGCCAAGGCCGAACAATTCCAAGCTGATATTCGCCGGGGAACGCGCCTTGAGTGTTAGGGTGCCGCTTTGCGCTTCAATGCCGCGATAACGCAGGAACGTCGGGGTGCCGCCAGCGCCTGCCGGGAACGTGTTTTCAACGGAAACCGTGTTGTAGGCTGTCCCATTTTTTAGGACGTTGGCAGACCACGAACCCTGCAACAGCGTGGCAAGCAGATCGTCGTTTACGCCATATTTCAGCGTATCTTCAACAGTGCCCGTCACGTCAATGCCTTGGACGCCCCGGCCATACCGCGCGCCGCCTGCAATCAAGCTGCGGCCTTGGATAACATCCGGCACGGCTTTCATCATCAGCGCGGCGTGCATGGTCTTGAACGCGGGCGTTGTCGGCGTGGTGCCGTTTACGGTTTCGACCACATAGGCCGAGCGTGTTGAACTTGTAGCTGCGCCTGCCATGGTGTGGCCTCCTTAGCGTGTGGAATAGCGCACATATGGCGCTATCAGATTGGTGATATGAAACGGCGGGTCGGCAAAGTCAGCGCCGATGTAGGGGTGTTCATTTGGCGAAAGCTGCGGCGGTGAAAAGCGCACGAACACGTTGCCAGTGGTATCGACAACGCCCGCCGATGTCAGGGACACGCCTTGCAGCAAGCCTTGCAGCGCCTCCGCATAGCCGCGCCATTTAGCCGATCCCTTGCCGCCCTCGGTGTAGATCGTGCAGGTCAGCACCCCGATGTTGTGAATAACGTTATCCGTGCGCCCGATAGAGCCTTGCATCGCCGCGCCAGACTTGATCGTAAGCAACACCGAATTGTTGACGGGCGTAAAAGCGTGGCCGTCCAAGCCGAGCGGCGTTGCGGTCCAGTTGGCCCGCATGTAGGCTTCAATCGCCTGCCGTTCGAGTTGTAGGGTCATACGTTTATCCTAGAGCTGCCCGGTTGCCGCTATTTTAGCATATCCATTCAACCAATGAAAGCTAAGGTATTTTCATCGAATTCCACATAGCTGCAAGCTCTGCCACGGTCAGCGCGACCATCCCGCTCGGTGCTTGGCGGCTATAGCCATCCTCTAGCCTGCCTGCATACTTTAGATTATTTTGCAGGTAAATAGCCGGGAAACCCTCCGCAGCCGCATAAGCCGACAGCGCCGCGCTTGACTTGGCCGCGAAAGCCGACCCCGCGCCCTCCTGCGTGCTTGGGTCCAATCGGCCAACGGATACCAGCCAATTGCTCTTAAATTGCCCTGTATCGACCGGGCTTTTCGTCTGCACCTTGGCCAAGGCTTCGGTTGCCACGTAAACGACTGCGCGGTGAATGCCGCCCATGGTTTCGGCCCACTCGCGGTCTATTTCCAAGGCCCATTCGCGCGCGTTAGCCATGCTTCACCCACCGATAAACTGCGGCGCACCGACATTGGACTAGATCATCCGCACCCGCCCCGTTGTCCACATCGCCCGGAAATGCCAGTATCCCGCCGATTGACGTGATAAACAGCTCCCCAAATTTTATCTTTACGCCGTTCATCGCGTGATGGTGCGGCCTTTCGCGCCCATCTAGCCGAGTCTGCCATTCTTCCTCAAGATACCAACCCGGCCCCATAACGTTTGAATCGACCTGCTGTTGAAAGCCTTCGTGCTGGCCTGCCCGCAGTGAATTCAGCGCTTCGGTTCGTGCTATCACACGCCCGCGATAACCCGCAGCCTTGCGCTTGTGAGCGTCCATAATCTTGTCTAGATCGGCCTTTGCCAGCGGCTTGCCGTCCTTGATCGCCTTCAATATCAGCTTGTCAAACCTGCGGTCTGATAGCTTATAGCGCGGGATTAGCGCGCCCGTTTCCGTGTCCCTGCTGAAATAATCCGCCATGGTTTCGGGGTTTGCCAGCATGGCGCGCGCGCGAATAACTTGATCAGTTTGAGGTGAGTTCAGGCCAAGCAAACCGCCGGAACGCTGTTTGGTGACAGGATCAACCCGCCCAGTGATATCAAGCGCCACGCGCCGCGCCGGGATGCCCTCGTTAACCGATTGCCTGATCAATTCCCGCACCGCTGGCAGGTTGTCGTTAATGCCCTCCACAAGATCAGCCGACCGGGATTCAGCCCATGCCGCCGCCCGTGGGTTCATGCCGAAACCAAACTTTGCACGGATCGCCACGGGCAGGATATTTTCCGCCTGCGCACCCGCGATTAGAAACCCGTCGCGCATGGCCTCCACAATTGGCGACACAAACGCGGGTTTGATTTCAAGCATGGTGATTGCGTCTTCAACTCGCCCGGCTTCAATCGCCGCCACAAGATCAGCATAGTCAATCGCCGCCGTTGATCGGCGAATAGCGGCCATGAATGCGCGGCGAATGTTTGGCTCCATCCGCAACACAAGTTGATCTAAGGTTTGGCGGTCTGCCATTATTTCTCCGCTATCGAAAATTCGCCGCTGATAAATGTGGCAGTAGGGGAACTTGAAAGGATGCAATGCAACATAGTGGTGCCATTATAGAGGCGAATGCCCGGCGTTCCGATTACCTTTTGGGCTGTCACGTTAACAATGGTTGTGCCGATTGTCGCAATATCGCGCGTCACCATCATGCTGATCGTGCCTGTGAGCAATGACGTGCCAAGCGTGACCGATTGGATTGATCGAACGCCCCGATCACCCGCAGCAAGGTTGAACCATACCAAGGTGCCGTTAACCGCCGTCGCTGGGATTTGCGAACCTACGATTGCTGTGAGCGTTGCGACCCGACCCGCCACCCCATCCGAGTTGGTATAGGAAACGGTTGTGTTTGAAATGATCGCGGCGTTTGTCGAAACGGTTGTGAACAGCATCGCAATGCTGCACCCTTCCCCGTTCGTGGTGCCGTTAATGTCGCGCGGTGGAAGCGTTGGCTGCGTGATCGCCTGCGCCGTGGTTGTCGTCACCACAAGCCCACTGTTGACCCAAAGCACGTCGAACATGAGGTGAGAGTGGTTGACGGATGCCCCCATTTGCACTTCGGTCAGATAGTTAGCCCCCGCAGCCGGGTTCTTGATTGGCACACATCCGAAATCTGGAGACAGAGTGCCATCACAGTTACGACCGTTTACGCCGGGGGTGCCGGGAACCCATGCGCCCGGAAAGCCGCCGTCCTTAGACGAGCAATACCAATAGCCCGCCGCGTCCGATGCGGTTGTGGACTTCATAAACCCGACCGAAAAACCGTTGTAAGCCCCAAGGCCAGCGGGTGGATACTCCGCCCCTTGGGAATCGCGGTGCGCCCATCGACCTTCCTCGTTGAAGATCATGTTTTCACCCGGCAACAGGGTGAACGCCATGAGTTCAATCGCCGTCACGCCGTCAAAATGCTCTACAGTAACAATGCAGGACAGGCTGGCATGGTCGTTCGTGATGTTCAGGTGCTTGACGTTGCGCTGTGTTGCAGCGGCCGGGGCCGCTACCACTGTTGTTGTCGTTGCCGTCGTGATGTGTGGCGTATTTGTCCGGCCAAGCGTTCCTGCACCCGCCGCAATATCCACCCACGAGGCGTGAACCTCCACTTGAGCCGCTGCCGATGTAACCACCCGCAGCACGTCCAGAATCGATGTCAGGTTAATCATGCCGCGCCCTCAATATGCCCACGCGAGGACGGGGTTAAACCCGCCGCCCCCGCCGCTTGGTGTTTGCCAGTTCGCATCGCCGTCAACTACGCTGGCCTTTGTCAGCACTTGCCCAGTTGTGCCGCCAACGGGCAGAGACCCGCCGCCACCCAAGCCTCCGACCTCGCCCGCCGTGGTCTGGTGTAAAACCCCACCACGCTCGACAATGACAAGATCGGTTGACTGGACTGCCATTTATGGGGCCGCCGTTAGGTTGGAAATGCTAAACGACAACGCCTGCCCCGCCACACCGATTGGGTTCGTGTTGGCCGATCCCGCCGTTGTCACCGCCGCGTGGGAAGCCGTTTCCAGCGCGTCCAAATCAACCGCCTGCGTAACCGCTACGTTTGCCAGCTTGGTGAATTGCGCCGGGGCAAGCAAGCCCGCGTTTGTGCCTGTGCCTAGGGGGATAGTCGCATCCGTGCCAGTGCTGGAAACAACAATGCCATTTGTCGGGCTTGCGGTGTATGACAGGTCAGCCGACCCGGCAGCAATATCGATGCCCTCTTGTTCGCTGATCTTCGACCATGCGGCCCCCTGCCACATATAGACAGCCCAGCCGCTTGTAACCGTGGCGTCGCCAGTCGCGTTGGCAACGTAAACGATGTCCCCCGTCGTGATCCCGGTCAGGGCGTTGCGCGCCGCGATATCAGCAACAGAATATTCCGAGGTGCCAATATTCGCCCGAACGTATGCCAGAACTTCGCTGCCGAGGGTCCGATAAAGAACCCCGCCGCGCTCAATTGCCAGTTGGTCTGTTGCCTGAAAAGCCATGCCGTTACCCCGCTTGTGGCAATGTTCCGATTGCCAATCTAATTTC